AGCCGAGGAATTAGTCGAAGGGTAAAAATAAAAGGCTGATTATTTAATCGTAATCAGCCTTTTTGCTTGTGTGTTGTGAAATCCTTGTGTATAATGATCCAAACTATAACACTGATACAGGGAATACCAATGCAAGTATATGATATTATTAAAAAATTACAAGCCACATCCTCACGTAACGAAAAACAAGCCATTCTTGAATCTATCAAGGGTACTTCTTTAGAGTTAACTTTTAAAAAGGTGTGCGTTCTTGCGTATGAACCAACTATTACGTTTGGTGCCAAGGATGTAGAATGGCCTGATACCGATAATCTTATTTCAAATACACTGGATGAAAGTTCTTACTTATTGTATGAAGGTAATCTCACACTTGACAAAGCATTTGATATAGTATTGGCCGAATTAGCTACCCGTAAGATTACTGGTAATGCAGCGCGTCATCTTTTGTGTGGGTTGTACAATTCATTGAGTAACGATGATGCAAAAGTATTGCAATCTGTTATTGAGCGTGACTTAAAAGCAGGTATTTCTGCTAAGACTATCAACAAAGTCTTTGCTGATCTAATTTATGTACACCCGTATATGCGAGGATCATCATTCAGCGCAAAGAATCTTAAGGCGATTAAATTTCCATGCTTCTCGCAAACAAAAGAAGATGGGGAATATGAAGACATTATCATTACTAGTGCTAGTGGCAAACCTACTGTTGAAGTGCGCTCGCGTAGTGGTGCTATCAATAATCATTATCTATCTGATGATGTGATCGAATCATTAAAGAATCGTTCTCCTGATAACACTGTTTTAATGGGTGAGGTTCTGGTTTATGAGGATGCTACTAGACAAAAGTTAATGGAACGAGCCAAGGGTAATGGGTATCTCAACTCGAACGATGTAGACCCGGAACGACTGTTGCATACGCTATGGGATGCTGTACCCTATGAAGATTTCTTGAAAAAATCATGTAGTGTTCCATATATTGAAAGATTTGTATTATTGCAACATTATGTTAGACAATTTGCTATGGATACGGATCAAATTAAGCTAATTGACAGCCGATTTGTGGGTAACGTTGACGGGGTGATTGAACACTTTATGGAAAACGTTTCTGCTGGACTCGAAGGGGTTATGGTTAAGAATAATGAAATGCTTTGGGAAGATGGAACCAGTAAAGAATCAGTGAAAGTCAAGGTTGAATTTGAATGCGAACTTATCATTACGAGATTCAAGCAAGGCAAGACTATGGGTGAACTAGATGAAATCGTAGGCTCAATTGAATCTGAGAGCAGTGACGGCATTCTAAGCGTTAATGTAGGCGGTGGCATCAGTGACGACCTAAGAAAGCTTATGTGGGCTAACAGGGACAGCTATCTAGGTAAAATTATTACTGTTAAGAGTAATGATGTAATTACCAATGAAGCAAACCCAGAAAAAATGAGTTTGTTTCTTCCACGTCTGGTTAAGTTCAGAAACGACAAGACAGAAGCTGATTCATATGATAGAATTATGGAACAGAAAAAAGCATTTGTTCACACACTAGAAGCAATTGAGAAAAAGGGGTAAAGATATGGCAAAATCATTAATTACATTTGAGGATGTTGGGGATACGGGCGAAGTAAAAATGACCGTTGACATTCCTGATATTAATAAAGACCCAAAATACACTGGGTCTGTTCATATGATTCTATTATTGAATTACATCATTAAAAATGAGTATCATAAACAATTTGAAAAGGAATATTTTGACAATGAGGTTGCGGGGTCAGTTAATTAACCCCGCAATACCTTATCGCATGAATGAATAAGAGTAATTTGAGTAACTTTCACGAAACGATGGGTCGGGATTGCTAGTATTGTTAGCAGTCTCTACCCTAGTATTGTTACTCACGTTAGTTGTGCTTGAAGGCGCGTTAACAATGTTAGCAGACCCAACTTCATTTTTCTTATTTTCTTCCCTCATACTTCTATTTGCTTTATTCATAGTCTCTGATGTTTTGGAAGAACCAGAATCTGTGTTACCAAATAGTTGCTTATATTCTGGTTCTAATGAATTTCTAGCACTATCTGTTTTATTCATCATCGACTTAGTAGTTTCATCAATAAACCCATCAGACCGTTTAATATCACCACGACTTCTAGGAGAAGCGCTATCTTCTGAATCACCCCCACTAAAGAAAGATATAATACCATCAAACTTACTTTTAATGAATCCACTAATACCATCTTTTATACTTGATATTACTGAGTCAATTGTATCCCCTATAGATGACATAAAATCACTAGCTTCATCAAATGATGGGATTGCATCAAATATACCAACCACTAAATCAATATACCCATTGACATAAGCAACAACGCCATCAGCAATACTTTTAATGCCGTTGCCAACTGTTTCCACTACATTAGCTCTGGTAATCTCATCAAATCCAAATAATCCAGCCACAGCGTTTAAAAGATACATAGGCAGCGCAGTTACTGCATGAACAACAGAACTAATACCCTTACCAATCGTGGTTTTGATATCTTCAAACGAAACCTTTTCCATTCCAAACATACTACCAATAGCATTAAACAACATTAAGGGTATAGCAATAACTTTAGTAACAATGCCTTTAATCCCCTCAAAAATTGATTGCTCTTGTTCAGGACCAAACCCAAACAAAGACAAGAAATCATCGAATATACTCAGGTAATAATCAAACACACCCTTAATTGCATTAGATATTAATTCTTTTGAATTTTCTGGCATGAAATCAACATCCATACCAAACCAACCGAGTACAGTTCCAACAATAGAGTTGATAAGACTTAAAAAGCCGTCAACAACTGATCCTATACCAGCCGCAATTCTATCACTAATGGTTACGTCTGATTCACTCATACCCAGAATACTAGCAGCATTAAAGAACCCTTCGATGAACTGGTATATGCTGTATATGATAGCAGGGATTATAGCGGCCTTAGCAGCTAATTTAAAGATCAAGCCTGACGATGCCATGATAGGACCAAAGAAGCTCGCAATACCCGTCACAGCAGCCATGATAGCACCACCCATACCACCGCCAAGGATAGAATTAAGAAACCCGCCGTCTCCATCTGCTTCTGGATCAATTATAGGACCACCGCCCCCAGAATTGGCTTCTTCCTGTCTACGCATAGCCTCAATATGATTTATTTCATCCTGCTCTCTTTTCAATCTTTGCTCGTCTTGCATTTCTTCTTCAACACGCACAAGGTCAGATAGTGTATCATTAGTTTCCCTAGTACCATCCCCCCATACATCATTTAGAGTTACAAGTTCTTTGTATATTCGATCCAAATGCTCATTCACAACAGATGAATCTCCACCCATATTACTACCACCAGAACCGGGGGATTCTTGAGTTAAATCTGAAACTTCGGCTTCGTCATCGTCAAGGAATGAAGATGCTCTAACTTGATTATCGCGTTCTGTCCTTGATCGTTCAAGCTTTTTTCCTTTGGCGCTTTTTATGCTCTCTCCAGCAGTTTGTATCATCCGGGCACCATAGCCCAGAGCAGGGTTTGCAGTCATGATAGCAGACGTAATATTATCAAAGCTTGGTAGGAAACTACTACCACCACCACCAGACGACGATGAACTAACACCGTCTTCTAATTGTTTGGATAGATCATCACTTAGGTTGGTTAGTTTGCGAACAATATTCTTTTTAAGTTTATCACTAACACGAACATTACGATTAACTAAATCCAGAACAGTTTGATCAAGTTCTTTAATGCTTGTCTGCATCATTCTGGGTCGATTGGTAGTCTGTGCAACCAAAGCAACTTCAACTATCTGCTTTATAACAGCCTTGATGTCTTCATCCGTTTCAGCAGAACGAAGAGCGATTCCTCTTTCCATCTGCTTTTTCTGCATAAGACCTTTTATCATTGTGCTTGCGGACATTTTACTTACCTGCTTCGATTTCTTTTACTAAGTTTTGTGCCATTGAAAGGTAAATCTCTCTCTCATACGGCAGCATATTTTCAAGATCATAAAGTGTAAAGTTATTCATTATATTAAAATTCTGGTTTGGGTGAAACAAAATGCTAAAGTTATTAGTGTAATAACTTTCAATTGATTCATGGCAAACCATTAGATAAAAAAATCATTTATACCCTTGAATGTGATAGTCTCTTTCTTATTATCCAGCTTGGGCATAGTTACTTCAACCTTATGTTCTACGCTTGGCATAGCAGCAAAGAATTTATTAATCTTACCCATATTCAACATATCAATATCCTCAACAAACTCAATCATTTCTTCATCGGTAGTGTCTTCACGATTATATACATTTTCTGAGTCAAATACACAAACAATGCATTTAGAGATAAGTTCGATATCATCATTCTTATCCTTCATGGCACTAATAATATTAAGGGTTGGATATCTTAGCTGGACACCGAGATTTGTTTCTTGATCCAGTATAATCTTGTTATCAATTTTCTTTGCAACTTTTACTTTAATGTCATCAATATTTATTTCTACTTTAACAAAATCACTTTTCTCTATTCCTTTTTCATCTGTATACTTGTAACTAAACCGTGGGGTAATTAATTCACCTACGGACTTAGCACGAATTCTTAGAAAGATATCTTCCATATCAAATGAAGTTAAGTCACCTACATCAATATCATCTAGGATACAATTCTCAAGGACTTGTATTACCGCTTGGAATATTTGATCGGTATCATCTTTTTGTTGTTTTGCAAGTAAAAGAATTTTCTGTTCGGAATTCGTAAACGGTCTAAATGTAACTTTCTTGTTTAATCCAACCAAGTGATGTGTATACTTCGGGTGTTTAATTTTCGGTAACATGTTTTATCCTAATTTGTTTAGTGTGCCATCAATCAAGTCGATTATTTTTGCTTTCTGTTCATTAGATATTAATCCATTCAAGTCAAGGCTTGCTTTAATTCCATTCAACAGAGAAACAGATTTATTGATAGATTGACCGGTAGTGCTTTTTACTATGTCATCTACCTTATTATATATATTAACAGCTTCGCCTTCTAAATCAGCCCCACCCAAGAAATTTTCTTCTACAAAGTCTATACCACGCTGTACCGCTGGGTTAGATAGAATGGGTGCTAGTAAAGGACCAAATGGAGTTTGTGCCAAACCACCCACCCCAGAAGGTTGTTTCGTATCATCACTGGTCCATCTTCTATAAGTAAATGTGACATTTATTTTGTGATATTCATCAGCACTTTCGTTAGATAGCTCCATAGAAGATATATCAGTTGGGTATGCGTCTTTAATAATTACCTTATGGGTAACTTGATCCAATTCATTAAGTTGCTGAATCTCTATACTTGGTGATATATAATCATTATAGTATGAAATTTCATGAGTGTTTGGATTAACCACCATATCCATCCACTTATTAATAATGTTCTTTTCTAGAAAGTCTCGTGAAACTACAAAACCAATCTCGACCGGTGTATACGTTATACCTTGGGCAGCATTAAAATAATCTGAATTATACTTTGTTTCTGATACAACCAAAGACTTTGACGGGAATTGTGCTGTTACACACATAATATCCAAACCACGAACAATTTCTGTACCTGAGCCTAGATAGGCTTTTATTAGGTTAATACCAATTTCCCCGATTAGAGGTCTTAAGAAGTTTCCCCCATCTTGATTATCGGACTTCTCCCCGTTAAGAATCTGTTGTAGCTTCTCTGGGAGGCTTATGATAACATTAAACCTATTGGTCCTAGCTAAACCATGCTTGGTTATATGTTTCACTGATTCGTTTAGCGTAGACATATACGTTTTAACCATTTATAAATAAATTAACTATACAGGTATTTATAAGCAGAAAACTATGGCAGAAGACACAGAGTACAAAAACAAGACCGGTACAGAGCTAAAAGTATTACAAGACCTTGAAAAGTCATATTTTGAAAGTCAGGGTCCAAAGGCAAGACGTAATATTAAAAAGAGTATGGACTGGTTCAGAAAACGTGTTACAAAGAACTTTAGTAGCGTAAGAACTGCTAGAATGTTTCGTGATCAAAGCATGTTCAAGTCTGGTATGACATTAGGAAAACTATATTTTTTTGAATATGATGCAAAAAATAAAGATACATTACCCGTATGGGATAGATACCCGCTGGTAATACCATTTAATGCCTATAGAGCAAAAGATGGGGCAGAAATCGTTCTTGGATTGAACTTTCATTATTTGCCTCCAGTTTTGCGTATGGCTGCATTCAGGGCATTGTTGAAGTTCAAGACTAATGATCGGTTTAATAAAAAGACTAAGTTAGATTTTTCATGGAAGATTATATCCACACTTGCACAAAGTAAGTATTTTGAACATGCAGTTCATGCGTACAGAATGGATCATGTCAGATCAAAGTTTGTAGATATACCAGCACAAAGCTACGAACTAGTGCTTTTTTTGCCCCTTGCGCGCTGGCAGAAAGGTTCAAAATTAGAAGCTTGGAAGATGTAAGCACACACAAAAAAGGGAACCTTTCGGTTCCCTTTTTTTACATCCTACATCTTATACTTTCTTGACGCTAGTTGTTTTCAGTGTCAATGCTTCTTTTGAATCAGCCAAACCCATTTGCTTTGCAGCTTTAATAGTTGCTGATCGAACATCAACAGCCTTAACAGTGATAGGCTTTGATGTAAACTTTACACCACTTGCAGTAGTGGGCTTAAAAATAACTTCCCATTCTGGCTGGGTTGCTTCTTCTAGAAATTGCTTATACGGTTTCATTATTTTATCCTTATATTAATTTGTATCTCTATTTATAAATCAATTCATCCAAGCTTATCATATTTATGACAAGCATTATCTTTAATCAGTTGTCGGTGCTGAATCCAGCCAGAAAAATTACCTGACCAAAGAATCCCATCACCATCACAATGTGTTGTCCCCTCATCCCAATTCTGGCTAACATTTTCGCAGATAGTTAATTCCATTGGACTTGCTTGATGCTCAAACGGTGAAGCATGAACAGGTTCTGAATCCACCAACCGATCATAGATCATACGGGCTTTCTCGATGCTCTCATCAGCTTTTCTGAATGAAGCCTGAGCAGCGCACGAAGAACTGATCTTAAGCGCGTCAGCAAGCTCTACGCCGTACTTGTCAACTTCCATACCATCATCATTGGTGTATTCTGGCGACCATACGCCTTTTTCATAGAAAGGTACGTGCCACTCGGATGAATGTAACACATTGGGAGTTGACCGATTATGTGCTTCCAGCATCATACTAGCCAGCAACTTAATTTCTGGTTGAGCATCAGCATGATCACGCAACCAGTACCAGTTATCAAACTCGGTAGCAGTAACCACAGTACGCATCATCTGGAAAGGTTCAAGCAAACGATTAACGATTTGCTTATGGTATCCAGCATCAGAAA